TCTTTAACAATACTACTGCCACGTACATCAATATCTTGAAAGATAAAGTCTTGTATGTGGTCAATTTTAATACAGTTGCTGACCGTTCCATCTCTTGTCAGAATGTAGTTGTTCGGATTTTTAGAAGTAATACTAAAAACGTTGTAAGTGTATCCGCCTACCGTTTTAGTAGTACTTGTAATGTACTCAGCGTCGCCAGTATTGTAATTCCATTGCCCAAACCCAGTAGCAGTGTTGCTTGCAAAATTTCCATTAGTAATCTGATTTGTTAAAATTGCTGGAGCACTACCAAAAGATGCCGTGTCAATAGCAGACGTGTTTGATTGACTAATAGATGCAATTGACAATGGGACAGCTGTTGCAATAGGAATTACGTTGGAAAAATCATCAAGGACTGGTACGCTCTCCGCTTCAATACTAGACCCATTCATGCGCACACGGAACAATGAGTTTGATCCACCAGCTGCGCCGTATATGTATCTACCATGCGTAATCATGCGCACGTTCTCGCTGTCTGGGAATGCAAATGACACGTTCCCATTTGTGCGATCTAGTAACTCAACAGGTTGGCTACCAGTTGTTTCGTACGTAGTTGGATCCCAGTAATACAACTTATTGTTGCAAGTAAATACTAAACGGCTTTTAAATCCAGCGTATTTAAGCGGTGTGATTTCATAGATAGGTGCATTGGCAATCTGGTAGTTAGTTGTAGATGCAGACCACCAACATGTTTGCCAACCATTGCGAGGCTGTAAAGCATTTCCGTAAACAAATAGATTCTGTAGGTTTTGAAAATAACCATCCTGTAATCTGTTTGGAGCATTAAACGTATCAATGCCGAGGAATGCTTTTTCACCTAATGTAAATGCTTGTTGATTATTTGTTACTTGTTTAGTTGCCATTATTCACACACTTTTCGTTGCCATGCATTAACCAGTGTCCCGTCCCTAGTCATCGTACAAGTAGTAGAATCATCACGATAATATCCACGACTGCCTATTAATTTACTAATTGCATACATTCTAAATATTGGCAAAGTATATGGTAAATCAGCTGGTAGTCCGTTTGATGTTATGCAATTTATACTATTGCCACGATGATATTCACTACTCGATATTACTTCTGCAAGATCATACAATCTAAATGCTGGCAAAGTAAACGGTAAATCCGCCTGACTACCTGAACACTGAACTTGATTAGTCAGCCAACTAGAAGATAATGTTGGCGGAATACGCCAAGGCGGGCATTCACATAAATGAGCATATATAGCATTTGATGTAAAAGATGCACTTGCAGTTATGCTGACTGAAGATGGAGGTATAGGCCCACCAGTCACGATGCCTGAAGCTGCTGATGTTGCAAATGCACTTAATGTTGAAGAAGATATGTATGTTAGAACAGAACTTACACTTGCTTTTGCAAGAATAGATCCACTCACATTGTAATTGATAACAGATGATGTTGTTGCAAATGCAGACTGCGTACTAGTTGCTGTTCTTGTAACGTTAGTCGTTACTGTTGCTTTTGCTGTTTGCGCACTGCTAACTGATATTGTAGGCGTTGAAGATAGAGTAGCAAAAGCACTAAGGCTTGCTGATTTGTCACCACCGGGAGGAGGTGGTGCTGCAAGTCTTGCGGCTATAAATATCGCTGTTATATAACCAGCACCAAGTGGTAGTGCCATTAGTCTAGGGTAATACTAATGCCTGTATTATTTGGAAACGTGATTGTTTGACCAGCTCCAAGAGTCACTGGCCCACCTGTAATATCACCGTAAAATAAAATAGATGCATCTGTGCTGGCTGTGGCGCTAATTGCTTGAGCATTGCAAACAGCGATACCTGCAATAGTAATTGCTCCGGTGGCAGTAAAAGAAACAGCTGGGATATTAGTCAATGGTCCGGGAGTTGCTGTGCTTGCTGCAGTATTTGCTCCACCAACTCCAAAAACCTGTGCTGGAGTTGTACCAATAGCAATTCTATTTGTTGTGTAACCACCAGTGCCTGATGCGATTTCAGCCAAAGCAGCATCGGATGTTACGTTTGACATTAATGCTAAGTACAATTGACCTGCAGCTCCACCGCTTGCTGCAAATGTAGTTCCACGCAATAAATGATTAATCAGATTTGCTTCAGTTGCATTTGTAAACGCTGTTGTTGTTGCCATGACTATGTTCCTACCTTCACAATTGGATCTGCAGTAATGCTAGTTGTAATTGGCTGTGACCAAATTATTGTAGTATCAGCTTCATTGTACACATCAACTTGTGTGCCACCTGACGCATCTACCTTGTTGCGTAAAATGCGCAACGCATTACGAACTGTCCGCCCACTGGATGTAGTAGATACTTCATTTCCAGAACTATCAAGATTACGTTTAAGTATAGCATCGGCTATTTCTTCAACCGCGTCAGTAGCTAGCGCATTTGCATTAATAGCACCTGCCGCAAAATCAGCAGCAATGATAACGCCCGGTTGCAGTTCATGTATATCAGCTGCAATGTGATTTGAACCTGTTATAAATGTTTCATTAGATGGCGATGTTGATTTTGCTCTAATAGTTCTTGCACCAAAGGTGTTTGCTGTTGTGTAAGAAGCAAGCAACGCATTCCACACTTCACTAGCAATAACTCCATCAGTAATCGATGCCGCAGTAATAGCATTAGTTGCAATACTGGCTACGGCAACAGAACCCGTCAAGTCACGAGTTCCATATGACCACACATCCGCCGCTGTAATACTACTGGATGCGAGTGGGTCTCCAGCATACACATAACCAACAAGTTGTAGTGTTCTAATTAATGCATCAGAAATAGTAACATTTAAAACACCTACTGTATCTAGGTGTCCTACTATCATTTCGTAAAACCAAAGACCTCTATTAACGTGTGTAAATGTTGGACTTATAGGAGTACTGCCGGGTACAACACCATTTTTAAAAATTTCTACAGTTGTAGACCCACTTACCCCTAGACCGGTAGTTACAGCCGTGTATCCATCTGTTGCATCAACTGCATAGAAATAGATTCGTCTGCGACTCGCAGTAGATTCATTTTGTGTAAATTGAAACATTAGTTTAGCCCTGCATTCAGTCCTACTCTAGGCTCTGTAGTCGTTCCGCCACCAGCAGTGGGCAATGGATTTGCTTCTGCCGCACCAACCGATGGAGGACTAGGTCTAGTGTAACCATAAATATCAGTCGCTGGTGCGCCTGTAGCCGTTCCATCACCACTTACAACACCGCTTATATTTGGCATAAGGAATAGATTCCTAGCCGCACCGGTTATAAAACCACCGGTAAAGTCTAGACCATATACACCATTTGAAATGTCATTTCCGAGTGTGTTAGTAACAAGCGTCCTTTGAGTTGCAAAGGTCACAAAGCGACAGTAGTTTTCATCCATTTGCCCAGACACGTTGGCTACCAGTGAGTTAGTGTGAGCAAGCAACAAACAGTTTCGGACTGTGACTGAAGCAGTTGATGACCGATAGAGCGCAGTGTTTATGAATATCCCACCTGTGCCACCTAGGGTAGTACAGTTTGTAACTTTTACCCCACTTAAGGTTCCTGTTCCAGAACCAGTAGTAAAGAAAATACAGTTACCAATACTGGTCACAATAAAACAGTTCTCTATAGTCATGCCCATATCTTGATTGCCAGACGATGGAGCATTGCCAACTATCTGGAATACGTTAGAGCGTCCTATAATAAAGCAGTTTTTAACTAAGTGATTGGCTGTTACGTTAGCGGAAATATCAATACGGATTCCGTGACTACTACCAGTGGTCGTACAAATACACTTGTCTAAAGTAAGGTTTGTTGAACTTGCAGACGTAAAACCACTACCTGCCGCACCCTCAAATTTAAGATTCTGGAAGTACAAGTAGTTTTTTGACGTAACTGCCATTGCCGCACTAGCACTACCAGTCGTGTCATCGTTAGTAGTAAAACCAGTAATACGGCATTCACCAGCAGTACCAAAAATGGCTCCGTCTGTATCACCCTTGATGTAAGTTGTTGCAGTTGGATTAGTCATACCAACAGTACAGACTTCTCTATAGACACCAGCGGCTACCCACAACGTATCACCAGATGCAAATCCAGAGGTTGCACCTAGAGCATATGTAATAGTTGCCCACGCTGTACCAGTAGATGTACCAGCCGCTCCATTTGAACCAGTAGTTTTAACGTAATAGGTAGCCATTATTCATTTACCGACTGACTGTCTATTACCAACTGTGTCGCTATGACAGACATAAACTGATAGACGTATTCACGTTGAAACTCGTCAGGTTGCTGGTTCCACCACGTATTAACTGATGTTCCATCTACCCCAAATGTACTAAGCACATTACCAGCATCATCCGTAATATCGGCTTTGATTATCCAGTCGGGAATTGGAGATGTTACACGAGTAAAGGTTAGGTTGACTATATTCATGAAGGATCTACCGTTACATCAGAAGTATTAGACAACGATCCAGTCCATGCCGTGTCTGCATCGTTCTCCTTGTATACGGTCATTGTGCCACTTGCTACGGCTACTTTATTACGGAGAGATCGCAATGCAGAACGTACAGTACGCTCGTTCAACGTACCAGCGTTAGTACCGCTGCCAAGGTCTGCGCTTAGAATGTCGTTAACAACAGACTGTAATCTAATAGTAACCACTGCGCCAACAGTAGTTGATAAACCTTTCACAACAACTGTGACATCATCAGCGCCAGCGTTCAATGCGTCATTCGGAATGTCAAATCTATAGATTCCCGGCATATTGACAGCATCTACCTCGGCAAGCCCTCCAGCCGTCCACGCTTGAGAAATTGTGCGCGTTATCAACGGTATGTTAATAGCGGCTGTGCGTGTACGGTTGTAGTAAGCTGATAGGCCACTTGTAGAAACTGTAAGACCCGTTGCGCCAAGATATATTTCAATACTTTGAGATGTGCTACCGGAAGCGATTGTGATTGTATTCGGTGTTGGTGTAACCGGAAATGTAATGACATTGTTACGTCCCGCATAAGTATAAGCACCTATACCGAGTAGGGATTGATACCACGCTACTCCGTCTGCGTCTGTTGCCGGTGCGCCTATTGCTGTACCTGCTCCAAGTAAACGAGAACCGATATATGGGCCATTTATAGAAGGCGCAGGTAATCCAACTATTGCGCTATAACCGTAATCAAGTCCGACAATACCAATGTAAGAACTGTTAGCACCAGCGGTTATTGCAAACGTGCCGCCCCTAACTACATTGTAGTTTTCAATAAGAGCACCAGAAGTACTTGAAATAAGTGCATTTCCGTTACTTATTAAAAGTGAGTTGTAAACGTAAGAAGGGTGCGTGGTGGTGCTTTGATATAACTGCACACAAGTTCCAGCCTGACTGTAACAGTTGTAAATAGTAATGCCGCCAGCGTTTGTACTAGTACCCGGAGTACCAGCGTAACTCAAAACTAAAGAAAAATTTGATGTACAGTTGACCATATTAAAATTAAGACTGTACGAACTTGCATGATTAGGGCAGTTTAATGCCGTTGCGTATGCTGAAATATAGAATATGCATTTTGTAAAACTTGCATTTAAGGCAACATTTGCAGTTGTCGTGATTGAAAATCCTTGGCTGTAATTACTTACAAATATACATTTTTCAAATGACCAATTTGTACAAGTTACCAAAGACCCTAAAATTCCTGCGCTGTTGTGATGACTTTCAAAATAAATATTTGCAAACGAAAAATACGAACGACTTGTTGCTGTTAAAAGTGTTGCAATAGTTGGATACACGGTATCACTAATATAGTTGGTAATTCTAACAACACCAGCCGTTATCCCTCCAATTGCTTGACTCGCTAAAGGGTCTCCAATAAATTGAATAGTACTACCCGCTGTACCCGAAACACCAACTGTAAACGTGCCACGGTAATTACCGGGAGCCAAGTAAACAGTATCTCCAACACCAGCGGAAGATAACGCTGTAGTTAAGGATGTAGGAGCGCCAACAGTGCCGGGATAAGCTGCTGAACCAACAGGGCTAACGTATGCGGTTGCCATTAGTTATTTGTATCCTCCGCAATCTCAGCAGCCATTAATGGAACAAACTGCATAACAAGGTTAAATTGAAACTCATAGGACTGTTGTGGAAACCACTGGAACACAGATGTTCCATTAACCCCAAAGTCTCCAAGTTTAACGCCATCAAATGAATAGAAATCACCATAAACAATCCAATCTGGAGTTGGTGAGGTTACCTGCTCAATGCGAAAGTTTTGAAAATTCACTTCTTCACCTTCCTATTTGCGATAGCAACCAACGTAAGATCACGTAGCATCTCAAGATCTGACGTACTCATAAAGTCTAGGTTGTCAGCAATCTGACGCAATACCAATGCCTCACCAAAAGGCACTTTGACTTCAGGGACGTTAGCGATTTTCTTTACAAATTTGCTTAGCCAAGACATGTTATTCACCTAGCTTCTTTACAATTTTTTCAGCCATTGCATTTACCAATTGAACTGATCGTAGTCCTAGTGTTCCAACAGCAAATGCTACACCTACTACCTGCTCAGGTGTTGTCCATTGGAATTGTTTAGCAATAAGTGGTGTGAGATAAACAGCAGATATCGTGCCGACAACTACACCGGCTAGACCATGCCAAAAGTTTTTCACTTTGGTTTTGTCCCACCAGTCAGTGCCAGCAACTGCACCAATGGCTCCTGCAATCAGCTGATCTCTATCCATCGATGTCCCTCGTCGTTTCACTGATCTTGGTAACCTCCGGTAATCGTGTTGAAAACACAGGCAAGTTACTGTCTTGTCTCATAAAGAATGCAATCAACGCAGTAACCATTGCAGGTATACCAGCACGTAGGCCTTCAATGCCAGATAAAAATAGAGCGCGAGTCACCGTACCAAATGTAGCATTATCGGCAATATGCTGTGCCTTCCAAGAGGCGTCAAACTCAGGAGCTGCACTTGCCATAAATGCAGCTAATATGATTAAGACTAATCTACCGTAAGCTATTTTCATTTACTTGCCTGTGGTACTGGAGGTATTGCAAAAGGTCCGCCGGAAGCTTTTAAGCTATTGTCAAGTTGTGCCCACAACAACATTCTATTATTGTCGTACCAATCTTTCCAGAAAGATCGCCCAACAAGAGATGGATCGTCAAAGTTTTTCATTGCTAATTTTCCGGCTACATACGCAGGAATAGTTTTAAGCATTATGTCATCAGGAATAAAACTATATGTATCCGTCGCAATAGTTGCCGTAGCAATTGGTACTGGTATAGCTGCACCAGTAATGATTAGAGTAATTGGAGACGATTGAACAGGGTAAATACCCACGTTGTATTGTCCTGATTTGTACCAATACTTTGGAACACCAAATATAGAATGGTAGTTCAAATCGTAGGATCGTAACTCCATTTCTCCACAGTGAATTAAATTGTAAGTCAGGTAACCAACATGCATTGGAAACCATATTCTTGTACTAGAGATATTAGTTACACGAGAAGAAGTAGTACCCGGAGCTGTGTATGTTAATTGCTCAAAACAACATGTGCGACACATATCTGCTGCGGCTTCATTGATGTAATCAAGTATCGTGCTGTCACTAAATACAGCAGCGGACACAACAGTAAATGTTCCGCCTGTTCCACCACTTGGTGTTACACCTACAATTTGAAACTGTGACGCAGATAGATTTGTTGCTGATACTGTATATATCGTTCCAGCCACAACGTTTGTGACAGTTGACGCTAGAAACTTTATTTGATCTCCTGCGGAGAAGTTGTTGTTAGCAACAATGATAGCGTTGCCAAGGGTGATAGTTGCAGAAATAAATCCTTGACCTACGCCTGTAGCTAGTTCTCCGACTACCGATGTATTTGTTTCATTGAGTAATTTCAAAGCCTCGTTGCGAAGCGTAGTAAATCCTAAAGGCATTAAACTGTCCTCCTTGCATACGTAGCTGCATAAGATTCCAGTTGTCCTAAGCGTTCTAGATATTCTTTATTAAAGATAGCCATGCCATTTGCATCCATCATTTGCATAGCTCGATTGTACAGAACCAGAAAAACTAAACAGTCGTGCCCAACAACCGGTAATGGGCACTCACTAGTATCTGAATTGACAATAGGGTTTCCATTGGTGTCGTATTCCCAATAATCACCGGGAATACAAAAACCTTCTACTAACAAGCCATCTGTAATAGCCTCTAGTGGCGTAGGTAGTAAAGTAATGGCATTCATGCCACGTATTGCTGCAACATCTGGTACTAGTTGTGAACCAGCATTGCGCCAGTAATCAATCATTTGGTCGCTGTAATTGTAAATACGAATCTTTCCGTAGTTACCAGCTTGACTAAGTATTTTAATAACACGAATTTTGTAGAGGTCAGGGGAACAGTAATCTGCTTCCCCTGCCACTACGGATAGTTTGCGACGACCTACAAGACAGTCTGTTTGTCGTGCAATTTGATTTGCTGATTCAATAATTAAGTAATCTAGGCCAAACGGATCACGATCGGCATCAGTGCCAAAGTAGTTTTTACCTAGCATCCTTACCTTTTGCTTTATTTGGCCCATATTCATTTCAATTATCCTTATGGCTGGGCGTTGTCACGTCCGGCAACCAGCGATAGACCCAATCCAAGACTACCACCCGTACCAAACAGGCCAGTAGTAGAGGTTTCAGTACGTCCAACCGAAACAGAAAATCGCAAGAATGGATAATCCGTCTGAATTGGCATAGTACCCAACAGTCCACGTCCATTTACTGGCGTTACACCATCAGCAAAAACCTGAGTAAATGTCTTACTTGTAACCGTACTATATGGAGTACCGTCGAGGTCAGACATTGCACCAGTACTTGCACTAAATCCACGAACATAAGAACCAGTACAAGTAACTGTAATATTTTGCAAAGATACAGCGCCAGTAATGGCTGCAAAGTTAACGTTTGTAGGAACAACATTAACTTTCAAGTACATTGGGCGGACATACATTCCGGGCAATGGTTCAGGAAAATTTCCGTTACCAGTTGGTGACTGAGGACCTAAACCACCATTTGCAGCAGTCGTATAGAAAGTAGATGCCGTAACGTTTGCAGTCGGAACAATAACCTGTGTAGATTGTCGCTCAGTCAAGTAAAACGTATTTGGACTAACTACGATTACAGAATAAAGTCTGTTTAACTGGAAAGCTCCAGCACCACCAGTAATAGCAGTAAATAAAATCAACTGGCCATTAACTAACGGTGTAGAGTTTCCAAGTGTATACGTCCAAAGTCCGGTTGTAGTGCTTACACTTGTTGGGGCGTTAGCATTGCGAAAACCAAGAGGTGCAGCTGCAAGGCTTAATCCGTCACCCTTTGTTCCATCTGCAACACTATTAACCACTAACTGATCAGCAACCTGCTCATCTACAAAGAAGAAGTCGGATGTAGATGCGGTAAATGCTGCAGACGAGCCAGCACTGTTCGATGTCACTGAAAGTGTGTTTAATCCATTACGGAAAACACCTGTTGGGTTTGTAGCGGCTACACCAAATGCTGTTACACTACCCGTTTGTGTAGGGAAGATAACCGACGATTTAAAATCTCGTGCCATAATTTAACTCCTTTTTAGTTAACCTTAGCGTTAATTCGGCCAATGGCGCGGACGTGAGGAATCCATAAACCAGCACCCCAGTCAAAGACTACGTTGTGCATGATTCCGTTTTCCTTGGAAAGACCTAGGTACTGTGGCTTAAACGGACCAGACTGCCATCCCTGTACGTATCCAGTTCCATAACGAACTGCATAAATTTGAGATGCTGCACCTGTACCAGTAACACCAGCAATTGTCTGATTGTTGTTAATAACTGGTGTTGTACCATCAGCCTTACGTCCAACAACACGAACCGTAGCATTCTTGTATTTCTCTACAGGGCGCTCGTAGCTGTCTTGAGTAATATCAAAACCAGCACCAATACCCATTACACGAATAGCCATTTCCATCTGACGCTTTACATGCTCAGAACAATACAGGACAACGCCATCACCATCTGGTGCATTCATGTTGTCAAGTAAAAACTGAAGGTCAGCAATAAAGATGTTTGCAGCTGCAGCACCAGTAGTAGCACTTGCAGTTGCAAGAAGGTTTCCACGCGAGATGTCAGCCGTAGTATTGATATTCATTTCAGAAGGAATGTCATACTGAGCTGCGTTGTCTATGCGGTACTTTAGTCCCGGAAAACAATCTGGAGTGTTACCGTTGACAGTAGACGTAGGATCATTATTGATGTACTTATCATTATAAACATCTTGATCTGTGCATCAACAGGATCGATGATGTTATTCGGCTGATCAAGAAGTACATGGTCCACAGTTAACTTGTTGCGAACAAGGTACATAGCCTCTTCATAAGACTTTGGCTTACCCTTTACAGCAACAGGCTCGGTGTTGATTCCAGTCCAGTTAGGGGTTGGAATGTTCTGGTTTAAATACCGAACACCAACCTGCTTGAGCGATGGAGACGTGAAGAATGGAATGTCTTTAATAGCATTCCAAGTTTGGTGAAGGCTCTTTGTGATCTCTTTGACCAGTGGATCGTTTGACAGAATCGCTTGGTCAGCAAGAGTAAGAGCGCCGTTAAAATCAATAGCCATTTAACTTATCCTTACAATGAATTTTGATTACCACCAATACCAAGCAATCTAGAAATAGAACTAAAAGCTCCACCACGAGGTTGCGGAATATTGGATTGAACCACTGCTTGCTGATTAGAATACGAAGTATCGATTGGCGTTGGAGCATAACTCCGCGACTGAATCATACTTGTAAGCTCTGGGACAATGGACTCAACGAGACCACTAACATTATCGTGTACTAATGCTGCTGCATCGTACGGATTCATACCAGATTGGATTAGACCGTCAACCATACTTTGTGCTCGACGAGCGTATGGGTAGGCGTCTAATGCTTCTTGCCGTTGCTGTGAAACCATATACTCAGACATTTGGTTCATTACACGGTCGTAACGAAACTTCTGAACTTCTGCTTCAGCTTGGGCTTGAGCTACTTCTGGGTGTAAAAGTTCTGCTGCTTCAAGTTCTGCATATCGTTGCCGAATAGCAGTTTCCTGACCAGCAAGTTGTTGTTGTTGTAATGCGGCTTGAACATCAGCTGCAGATTGAAACCCTTGAGATTCAAGTTGTGAAATAACATCAGCCCACTTTTCATAGTTGTTCTGAAATTCACGACCCGAACGAGCCTGTTCGTTGACTTCACGAAACCGCTCATATGGAACGGCTGCAGGTTCGTTACCCAACAAGTTGTCATAAATCCGCTGTCTGACATCGGCTTCAACATCATAAGATGTATCTTCCTCGCCATAATCTGCACCATCATTTTCGGAAGAGTCTTCAGAGTTTAACGCCCATTCTGAATTATCGGGAGAGGCGGAATCCCGTACGTAATCAACCAAAGCATCAGCTGCACCGTAACCATCGCCCGTAGCCACTGCTGGTGAATCAGTGGTTCGCATCACCATCTCATCGGACATTACATATTATCTCCATTTTTCATTGGTCCGCTAGATGTCAAACTAGCGGTTTGCGCGGAATAGACTTTGTCCTCTTCCACTGAACTAGCAATTCCAGCCTTAGCAGTTTCAAGTGCTATGTCGGCTTCTAGTTTTGCTTTAATTTCTCCCACCTTTTTATTTAGCTCAATCTCGGCCTTGGCTTGCTCAACTTCTGGATTGAAGTCGGACCCCGGAGCTGGTGGTGGTTGTTGCTGTGCAGCCATTTGTTGCTGCATCATTGCTGCTTGCTCTTGTTGCATTTGTTCCATTTTTTGAGCTTGCTCATCAAGGTGCTTGAGGATCTTAGATGTCTCAGGCATCATGACAAGTTCAACAAACAACTTATTAGTTGCAGGGTCAGCTGGATCACCAAAGATACCCATTTGTCTTAGAGCAGCATATTTCTGCAGTTTCTGTTCTGGTCCATCTTCCATTGATGATCCCGGTATGTAAACAATCCGGAACTGACCACCATTACGGATAGCATCAAATCGCATGACACCTTGTTTAATTTGGTCAGATGGAAGCATTCCGCCTTCCATGTTTCCAACAAATGGGACAATCGCAAATTGCTCAACAAGTGATACTTCCCATTCTTTGATCATCGCTGAACTAATTTCAATGTCAGCTCGAATAAAACTATGCTGCGTGTTATCAGCGCGTTGCAACAACCGTACTGATTCCGCAGGAGTACCAGCACTTGCCATGCCTTGACTTACGTCGTGTAAACCGGCAATGTCCATCATGTCTTTTTCAAACATCTGTAGAAGCGGAAATAAATCTCCACCAACTCCCGGTGCTCGCTGAATTGATGGTGGCTGTGAACCTCGGTTGTAATACACCTTACGGTAAATACGGTTCTTGTCTTCAATTTCGTCTGATGTATTATTGTATGCATCAGCGCCGACATTACTTAATCGCTCTACTAAGATGTAATCTTTCTGGCTTTCAAACTGCTCCATTAACCGTGAATAGATACGATTATAAGATTGCTGTAAACCACAAAGATCAAAGCCAAGACTGTAACCAAAAGGCGTTCCTGCGCGAGGTTGCCACCTTAATGGAATAAATGGAAACGAGTCTTTCTTTTTATAAGGCCATACGCCAGCATAAAGCAATGTGTTGTTTGAACACACGATGTATCGACCATCAGGATAAAGTTGTGTTGGTTTTTCCCAATACTCATAAACAACAGCAGACTGCTTGCGTGTGTCGTAGTTATTCATACGAGCAACAGATGGCGGAACCCATCCTTTACCACTACCATTAGCACCTTCAAGGTAACTATCGATATATCCGCTACTGTGTCCCATAACGGCATCTGCGGTAACTAGCTTGCCAATGTCTCCGTACGAATCTACAAACCATGATAAAGGCTTAATCATGGCGTGTATCATCCAACGTACTTCATCGTCACGTTTGGCTGATGGATCCATATAAACATCAAAGCACGGAATAATCTGTTCTACGACGTCACCAACTGCAAGTTCTTTATGTCCAATTACTTGCTGTCCATCAGATGCAAACTGAGGAACAATCTGTGTTTTTCGAGAATCCCAGAAGATTTTTACAAAACTTGTACCTGTTACACAAGCCCAACGAACGCGTTCCTTCAACTGTGTTTCACGTTTAAACTTACGGTTGTAATGACTAACTAAAAAGTTTGCTTCATCGGCAGCGGCAATATCTTGTTGACTCTCGCTCAACGGAACTGCATCCGCATCTGGGCTACATTGTGTAAGTTTGCCTACAACACCGTCAATTAAAGGCCTGATCTTATTAACCGTCATGTAACGATTTGGTTCATTTGGATTTTGAAGCTGCACTAAGTTACGTGTCTGGCTGTTAATCCTAAACCACTGACGCCCTTCAAAAAACGCTGTTGCCATCGCCCATTCAATTTCCATTTCGGAACGTGCGCGATAAGCAGTATCAAATTGTGTTTTTACAAAATCATTAATTCGACGTGATTCATCAGGTTGATCTTTAGGAGAGACTTTCCAATCTTTCTTTTCCTGATCAATCTTTAGGTTGTCTGGATCTGTAAGTGATGAATTCTTTAATGGTTGTGACCCAACGGTCCCTGCATTAGATGGTTTTTTAAACGCTGTAACACGTACGTTGTTTGGCCTCATTGCCATCGGCAACATACGTTGAATAATGCGTGGATCAATTGGTGCTTGTGGGACTTGAGGCGCGTTTGGATCCATAGGTGGCATACTCATAACCAATTCTCCATCTTTTCCATAACTCTTAAAATACGCTCATATTTTAATTCGCGAACAAGCTTATACATGAAATAACACCATGTTGACACAGCGATCATAAACAAACAAGTCACAAGTAAAAACCATAATGGCATTATATGTAATCGTCTTTCTTTTTATTAGTTAACCACAATGGTAAATTACGTGGTCCAGTAACATCTGACTTTCCATCTACTTCAGGACATCTTACTGGATTCATACGCCACATTGCCCCATATCTAAAACTATCAATAGCGTGATCGTGCTTTGTGCCGTTATCAATCTCGTCAAGATCTTTTGGTGATGCCATTGTGTCATTTAACTGCTTAATTAAATTAGGGCAATTCCTGCGTAAAATACGCAGCTTTGGACGAATAACTTTATCAACAACTTCAGTGTCAATGAGTAGTTCTTTACATCGTTGCCAGCCAGCTTTTCGATCTTTTACTGCACGAACTGCAGCTAGGCCGCGTTCCCACCAAATCTCAACAGGATATTCACCAATGCGCTCTTCTGCTTTCATTGGCGGGAATGTATTAGCATAGTCAAACGCAATGGCTTCAAGCTTTGTGTTCCACGCTCCATCGCGTTTCCGTTGCTCTCGTGGACTTGCAAGTGAATGTTTTTCAAGTAACTCAATAACCTTATTTGTCTGCGAGCTACTAACATGACCTGCTTCATACCACTCATCAATGACGTAAACGTTTTCACGTTCATCTGACGCAAACAACAAGAAACATGATGGAGCACCAGTACCAAAGTCGTGACTAGCCCAGAATCTCCACCATGGCTGTATGTCAATTGCATCAACGGTGTGCCAAGGTTGACCTTCTGGCCCGTACTCTCTAAACTCAGGAAAGAATCGTCCACCTACACCAACATCGTGTTGACACTCACGTAAAAAAGGAAGCAGCCCAAAGTCTTCTATTTCACGCTGACAGATCTCAAGGTTTTTATGTTCCCACGTAGGTGTGCCACCCGTAATCTTCCAGCTTATACGACCATCTTCTTTTTCGACTGGTTCGTACTGCAAGTTTTCAATTGCTGGAACAATCTTGCTTTGAATCCTATTTTGCAACATGTCTAACTCGCCACTTAGCACACGAGACATCACACTGTTAGAGTGGATTGCGTTTTGCACAAATACAATTGCGCAATCTGTGCTTTTTGCAGGAAGGATTGTTTGAGTAATAGTACGAACTTTACTTTCAACTCTATTAACTGAATCGTCTAATTCATCAATGTCATCCAAGATTATAAAGTCTGGACGTAGGTGATCTAGCTTAACACCACGAGCACCCGTATCTAATCCAAACGCTAAGATGTTAAATCCATTTGACGTACGTAACTTACTTGCATTCCATCCTCTCGAAAAACCATACTGGTTAACAGCTCGCTCAATACCGCACTTCTCCATAGCGTTTGCAATATCACTTACGTGCCTATTAGCAGCATCTTGAGTAGCGCATACATATAAAGCAAACCTGCGAGTTGCTCTAACCGCCGTACGGCTTACAATAAGTTCCATAGTGGTACTTTTACCACCACCTCGAAACCAGCACTCTATTAGGGCAGGTGGAGGCATTCCGGGGGAGAATCCATCCGACCAATCCCATGCACGTTTGTGGTGATCCGCTAGTTTGCTACTTGCTGCATGTGGAGCATATGTCTTAAGCCATGTAGTGTAATCCAAGTCAGCTCCGGTAAGCGGAATTGCTTTTCCTGAATCAAAATCTCCAGCCGCAATAGTTTCTGTCAGTTCTTCTTCAAGTGCTTCTAATAAACTTACGGCTAGACTTTTATCAGGACGGACAAACTTTTTTAATTTTTTAGGCGTTGATCTCGTGTTGACTGATAGTTTCATCTATAACCTCCGCATCTATGACGTCATCTGCTTCTTGGTAAACTTTGAGTAATTTCGCAATACCTGATCTAATTGCAGACAACTCATCTGAACTGCGCACGTTTGCTTTAACTACACCTAACACTTGCATGACTAGGCTGTATGCTTGATCAACCTCTAATGTATACGCTTTGGCGTGAAGCATTCTTTGTTCAGCCTCAATGATATCTGTACGTCTTTCAATCAACTGAATAATATCTTGACTGCCTTCAAATGCATCCATGCCTTTATTTAGCATGTCTTCAAAATCTTTTAGTTGTTGATCAAAACTGTCATCACCGCGTCTGTAGGCTGACATCATGCTAGAGTAAGATCGTTTTAGTAGTCTGTAGTGCTCTAAGGTAACACCTTCATCTACTGCTTCAGACCTTAAATCCATTAATGCAGTGACGTATGCTGCATCATCCTTTAAAGACCACAGGTCTGGATCTTCGCGCAATTCACTAATGCGCTTTAAAAGCTTAGGAGCTACTCCTGAAAACCTTTGTTTAAATTCACTGTAAATTCCAGTTTTAAACTGTGGGCTTTCTGCAACTTCCTTACTCTTTTTGTTGTGTAATCCGCAAAACGGAGTCCCTTGAACGGCTAGTTGTTGACATTGTCTAACGCCGTCCTTTCTCTTTACAGAGGCTTTACATTGATTACTCACTTGGTATTCGGCCACTCCTAAACTGAGGATATTTACTTACCCTAGATGGTACTTCAGATCTACCGCCTTGCATATCTGGGCGCTCGTAATTGATTGACAGTGGACTAGAGCGCCTATTCTTATCAGTAAGCACACGTCCCTTTACTGGACCCATGTCAGATGCATCACGTTGACGTTTGTCTGATTCATCAATGGCTACAAAGTTACGAAATGGATGACCTTGTCCTAGATCATATTGTTTTTGATATTTATTACTCGCTAAAGGGTAAACCATGTTTTCGTCAACAATACCCTTAGACATTTGCCCGGGAGCATTAAACAAACTCATTATGTGATTAAGCGCTGGTCCTTTAGTACCCATCCATTGTGGAAGTTCAGCAGTAGCCGCGTTTATAAAATCACGCCTAGACTTTGGGTCATCCACAACCTTTTCCATGCCTAATGCTTTTTGTAATCCAAATCTCTTATTTGCTTTTTGCAACAATGTAGTAATTTCAGGGTCCAGTACAGAAGCAGTAGTATCAAGTGCCATGTTTGGTATAAATGAAGCAGGTCCAATAAACGCAGATGCAGTATCTTGTCCAGCATTACCAAGCAATTTAAGCAACTCTACGGTTGCCATTTCTTTTGCCGTATTTGCGTCAGGATTACCTAAAGCACTAATCATTCGACCTGCTGCATTTACAGGATAAGCGGCACCCATGTAAGGCCGGATATTAATACCTTTCATGGGTCCAGAAACACCACCCATAATGGATCGTGTCCCTTTTAACCTAGAATCATTACCTTGTGGCATTATTTACCTCCGGTACGAGATTGAATAATATCTTTTACTCCGGCGCCAATAGCGGTTGCACCGATACCAAAGGCTGCACGACCACCTGTTCCACCGCGATTACCCTTGGCTGGAAGCATGTCAGTAGTAACGCCAATGCTTCTTCCACGAGCTGGTGCAGCATCTTCCGTTGGCATTGGCAGACGATTATTAGAACGCCCTTGAACAAGAATGCCAGCTTCTTTAGCCCGATTGACAATTAACTGCTTTGCTCTTGTTTCTTGAGATGGAGTAAATCCTACTGCACCCTCAGCGCGTTTAGCCTTTGCTCCACCTGTCGGTACTGGTGCAAGAATTTGTTCAAGCGAGTAATTACTTCCAAGCTTTTGCCCCATTTGCATTGCCAGCCGATAGGATTCAGAACCCGGCTGAAACGAATTCTTAGCAAATGTTGTCCATTTACGAACCCATGATTCTGGGCTATTCTCACCCATGAACGGTTGATACTGGTAGTTGGCTCCAGTTGGTGCACCGGGGGCTTTGTAGCCAGCTCCAGTAGGTCCTACCGTACCAAGCTCCGGACGTTGTACACCAGCAAACCGCCCAGTCTCAGCAGCCTTTTCAACCTGCGTAGAACCTCGTGGTCCACCCTGTGGTGTCTTAACTGTTGATCCACCCATTGCACTAGCTTCACTAGCACCAAACATTTTAGATGCACGATTTAAATCACGGACAATTGCTGCAACTTCTGCTGTGCTGCTTACATCAGAAAGAAGTCGTAAAGCTTTTCGCCCCGGTTCAGTTGAGTCAACATATTTTAAAATTAACTCTCGATTACCGCTGCGCTTAACCACATCTTCTATTTGACGTCCAAAGCGATATACATCAGCATCAGACATATTGTTTGGGCGTATGATTTTTCCGGGCACACTGCTAGGGGCAAGTGCTGCAAAGTTTTGGAAGTTATTCCTGTTTCTTAAAATCCAACTAACAACGTTAGATGCTCCACTTGCAGAACCGGCGCTTTCCTGCCCAGCACTTTTAGCAAATCCACGAATGTACTCAATGCTCCGCATTTTTGCTGCACGAGCTTTATTGATATCATCACCAAAATCAGAAAGGTCCATGTTTTCAATAGATGAAACAACCTTTGTGATAGCAGTAGCAGTTTTACCTGTACCTGTTTTCTTTTGACTTGATTCAGGTAATCCAAGTCCCTTGTTGGTATCAACCTTTTGGAAAATTCCAATTAATCCCTTTTCAAGATCAGCTAATGTTTCATATTGCTTCCTAGTAGTTGGGTTAGCCATAATTGCTGCCAACTTCTTTTCAGCCATAGTTCCATCCGCATTAGGTTGTAATCCACGGAACATCTGTGGGCTTACTCCAAGTTCCTCACTCAGCTGAACCATCAAGTTGATTTTGGCTGGTGAATAAGCATCAGCCTCCATTGGCTTAACGCCAGCAAGCTTTTTGGCTCCCTCTAATCGTTGAGTGTTAGATGCTCCAATTACGCCTACAGGAGCAACCTTTGTTTCACCAATTTTTGCGCCACCCATAAAACCGCGCATTGTTGAACTTGCTTCCATTGCTTGCTGAAACAAGTTTAAACCTGTACGGCCTTGCGCACCTTGTTCAGGACTAATGGTTGTTGTGCGCTTGTCCGAGGTTTGTGTATTAGGATTGTATTTCCAATCCTCAACTTGATAAGTTGGGTTTAATAGGGCATTCCACACCTGTACACCATTAACTGTTTTAGGATTAAATCCAGCAACTGGTGTAGAAACGTTTGTTGTCCCCGGCTTTTTTCCTCCACCCGGAGCTACATCGAACACATCTTTGCGACGAGTATTTACGTCCTGTGTTGGGTTTAAATTAACGCCACGATTAAGGTTTGCTCTGCGCACCATCTCCGCATAAAGCTTAGGGTCATTAGCCTTAATTTCAGAAAGAATCAAATCGCCCATGCGACCTGTGTCTCCAGCTAAATCTCCGTTATCTGTAATTTTTAATCCAGTTGCTTTAGCAAATGCATTTTTAAAATATGTTGCTTGATGTACTTCTGGACTAAAATCAGATCCTTTTTTAGTAGGTTTAGCCATCGCCATCTGTGGGAACATTAACTTAGTTTGCTCTGGAGTTATGTAATCTCTTAGTAATTTACTGACTTTATTCCAGTCTGTTTTTGTACCCTTAGAAACTTCAGCAGCTGCCTCATTTACACGTTGTGCAAACTGGGCTGATGTCCTTGGGTCCGCATTGACAATTGCACTACCAAACCCATCCCATAGAAGTTTAGTACTTCCCATGATGGATTTATCAATTCCAGACTCAGCAGCTAATTTTAAAAATCCTGAATCAAATATCTGCTTGCCAGTGTTTGGATCGATTAACTGAGTTGTGTTTGGGTTTCCACTGCGCTTTGCTAACGCTGCTGCCATTGCTTTTGCCGTAGCTGGGTTTTGCAGCGCAGCATTCACACCCGTTTTTTCCATGTTGTCAGCAACATCTACACGCATTTTTTTAGCAAGTGTAGTATTAGGATTAACTAAAACGGCTTGCATTAAATTACTGACAGCGTCTACTTTGACACGTAATTCAGGATGCTTTAAGTTACCAGCTTCGTCGGTTCCAGTAAACTGGCGTCCTAGTTTTTGACGTGCAATTTCTGAACCATGGCGAATTAATTCTTGAGCAGTAGCATCTGGGCTTGTTCTTGCAGCAGTGGTTTTTTCACCCCAGTTATGAGCACGTGGGTCCATCTCAGACAAACCGTTTTCAAAGTCATCTAAATAACTTTGGAATGCCGATTTTGAATAACCACGAGCATATGCTCCAAATTCTCCACGGGAGAACATGTCATCTAATTTACGTGCTGCTGTAATCGATCCGCGTGGATTGTCTGCCATCACTCTCATTACAGAGTTTGCTGTGCCAGCCCACGTTTTCCGCAATCTTTCAACGTCACTGTTATCTAAACCTAATTTAGCAGCGTTTGAACGAACATGTAACGCAGATACATAAGACTTAATCAACTTGTCAAGTGATTGTTGTGCTTGTGGTACACCCTTATTGGCATCATACAAACTAATCATTTTTACAAGCGTAGGGTCTACTTCATTAGGTCGTGTCTGCGCAAAATCACGATAGTCGCTGACAAACTTGGCAGTGTTGTTACCGACACCAGCATAACGTTGTGTGATTTGCTGTAACACAATAGGCGCTACTCTTGCGCTAGGAATAGCATCACGTGTAAACATTGTCACAGATCTAGGCACTACAGTATTAGTAGTAATAGTGCTGCCTTCTGTAGTACTGCCAGCCTTAGTAATAGGTGCTTTAGGAATCATTGTTCCTTCAGGCTTAGTACTAAGCACTGTTCGTCGTTTTGCTAATTCTGCTTCAGAGTTTACATCGCCCGGTAAGGTCATATCTTTTGACCCGCGATTATACATTTTCTTTAATGCTTTAAATAACGCGAGTTCTTTTGCTTTATCATTAGGCGCGGTCCTAACATCTAATGACATTGTAATTGGCATGTCTTTGTTAGTAACGGGGTCAGGTATTACAGGAGCATCTGCGTTTCCTGAAAGAATTCGGCTAGTGTAATCACGCAGGAAGTCATCATTTGTATTGAATCGTTGTTGATTAGGTGTTTGTACAGAAACTCGCGGTTGAGGTGTAGCGCCAGCTTTACCAGATGTACTAACCGGAATAGGTGGTTGTACTACGTTACCAACTGTACTAGATGTAGTCGCTGCAATAGAAGCTTTTGCAACTGCAGAAGCATCTGGTCGTTCAGCTAATGGAGCAGAAGCAATTTCACGCCGACGTCCTTCGCGTCCACGCAATGCAGCAATCGATGCTGGATCAATATCTTCTTCTAGCTTATATTCTTTTTTAAACGCACCAGCAATTTGCTCGTTTGAAGCTTGTGGGTTAGTCCTAAAGAATCTCCGTACATGAGCTGCCATAGGGTCCGTAGGAGAGATTGAGCGCATTGGTGGGGGTGTAGCCCCACCAGCGGATCCTGCAGCAGATTCATCAGCGAACAACGCTCGCGTTAATGGAGTCATAGCCATTGTTAATTACCTTTAGCACCCTTACCAATTACAACTTTGCCACCCTTGAGGTGTTCTTTTCGCTCCATCTGCATAATCTGAGACATAGATGGTCGTGATTTCAATCCATGTTCTTTCATCTCCATTGCAGGTAGACCTTTTTTAGTGGGCATATTTTTCATGCCGTGTTCTTTTTTTTCAACCTTCATCAATGTTCGCATTGACAAAGAATTAATATGCTTGTTCATGCGACCCATCATTTTTTTGCATCCTTAAGAAGCGCCTTAGTAAGAGATGTTCCATTTTTCTTCATGGTGTTAACATCTTTTTCTTGGTTTAAATCAGCCATAGTTTTAGGGCGTCCGCCTTCAAACTGATTTTTACGCTCAAGCGCACGGCCTTTAACCGGACCCATATCACTTGCGTCATCACGTCGTCGATTAACGTTGTTATCAATTGTTTGTTGACGACGGTCGTCGTATAACGCCTTAAGCCCATATGCCATAGGGACAGTTAAAGCGCCAGCAATTATTCCGCCTGTCTCACGCCTGTTGCTTTTTTCATCTGCAATACCTTTGCGTGATTTTTGATATTTATCCATATTGCTTGCAGCGGATGAAGTGCTTTCTCCACGGCTATTAACAGTCCGCATACCTTCAATACGAGCTGGTGGTTTTGCAGGAGCAGTTCCGTCACGATGCATATCACTTGGGGCTTTACCCATTGCCTCATCGTAACTCCTCATGCCCGGCCCTAAAGAAGAAGTTACAGGATTTCCAGTCATGCGACGCATTTTGTCTGTTTGATTAGCAAGATAACGATTCATTGAATCGCGAGCTTCACCTCTTCCAGTACTTTCGGAAGCGCCAGCTTGTTTGTCATAATTGCGAGAGAATCCTTGCTCGCTTAAATTTGGCTTTAAACCAGCTTTTGCAATACCAGTTTCATAACTACGTTTATTGCGCCGTTCGTTTGCTGATGCGTCAAATTGTGCACTGGCTCTAGGACTTGTAGTTTCAGTTCCACCTTGAACACGTGTGCCGGGACGGCTCATAGATCGAGCATCAAAGGCTCGCTCATCAGCTATTCGATGGGCTCTCTGTGAGTTATAACCCGGATTTTTTAATCCAAAATCCTGTGGTTCGTAGGAAAATCCTCGTCCTAGCCCTCGCACTCTTGTACTAGGAAGATCTGGATATTGCTCAAAACTAGCATTAGAAATAGAGGATCTCCCTAAACCTAATGAAGGTGGTTGAGAATTCATGCCGGGACCACGAGTAGTTCCTACAGCACGTGTTACCTTACCTTTTCCACGAGCTGCATCTGCATCTTCACGCTTTTGATTGTATTTACGATCTGCCATGATTACACCTACTACTTCTTTTTTATTCCCAGCATTTTGCTGTAAGAGTTATTCATTAACTCGCGTGGAACACGGTCTCCGGTTTTTAATCCGATTGCCCTAGCGCCAGTTGTAGGCTCTGATGTTGAAGGACGTGACGGTGTAATTGTTTTTGGTTTAGCTTTAGGAACGGCGTATCCCATCTCAGCATACGGAACCCTATCGCCCGTCTTCATACCTATTGATGATGCGCCCGTTGTGTTCTCTGATGCTTTTTTCTTACCGTGTTGCATAACAAACCTCCATTAACAATCCCATGCTCGTAATGATTTATTAATCCTGCTATTCGGATCTCTAGCCGTCTTAGCAGAAGTATTGACTTTTTTCATTCCTTCCATTCGAGCACAGAATGATTTACGTCGCGCAGCATCGGCAGTTGTTTTAGGAGTAGGTGCAGGAGGCTTTAAATTAGCCCCAGTCGTACGCTTAAAATGCGCACGTCCAGCGGCATTTAAGCCACCAGCAGGATTTTGATACTTCTTGACAACGCCCATGTGGTATACCTCACCGCATCATACACTGTTTGATATTTCTAATGCATTACCTGCGGTACAATAAACACACTATGATTAAGTTGTCAAGTCGAGAAAAGCAAGTTTTAAAATTAGTCGCAGATAAAAAAACATCCAAGGCTATAGCGCTTGAGCTTAACCTTGGATTACGGACTATTCACTTTTACTTTGAGTGCATCTATGCAAAACTAGACGTTTCTGGACCACATGCAAGATATGCAGCTCTGGGCAAAGCTATGGAATTAAATTTACTAGACTAATCCGCAAACGGATCATCAATGTCATCTACCTGCAACTTACCCGCTGGGCGCGGGTTTGGCGGAGGTGATTGAGTATCTTGCTCTTTGCGCGAGTCAAGTAAATTCCATCCGTCAATAAGTACTTTTACTGTTTGTTGTTTAACGTTATCCTTATTGACATAGTTTTCTAATTGAATCTTTCCAGTAATAGCAATAAGCCTACCCTTTTGCGCATATGTGCCAAGCGCATCCGCAGTTTGCCCAAATGCCGTACAGTTAAAAAAGTCCGTTTCTTTCTCGCGCCCTTTGCGATCTACGGCGATTCGGATTGCGCACAATCCTTTGCCATTACTTGATTGCTTATGCTCAGGATCTGCAACAAGACGGCCAATTAATGTAACATGGTTTAACATGTGTACCTCCGATTGTTATTATACCGTAGGTAATATCACATTGTAATAGGAGATGTGCTATGGCTATGAAATGTGGAATGAAAATGAACGGCATGAAGCAGGGAATGAAGAAGGGTATGTACAAAGGTAAGGAAACTCCTGAGCGTGAAAAGGAAGATCCTTGCCCTTACTGCCGTAAAAAGAACTGCGACTGCTAACAAATAAAGAGGGAGCTTTTAAGACTCCCTCTTTACCATTTGGTTGTTGTTGGCCCTGTTGAATATTGGTACAGGGTAGTAGATTATAACTGCTTTTGCATTTTTAATCTATTGATTTGACATTCAGGACAACTACATTTTGTTGGAGTAAACGTAAATACTGCTTTTGATTTCTGCGTATTTTCAATTATCTCAATTACGCCATCGCAGATTTCTTTACTCTTGGTTACTTCATAAACTAAATACCAAATAGCCTTAAGTAAATCATTTGTTGACGATGTTGAATCTTTCCGCCCACGCCTTTGAATATATTTCAACACATTAAACAATGGCCCTGAAAGCTTCCAGTCTTCAGCAATGTCTACTGTTTCGTATTTATTCCTATAGTGATTAGTGTTCATCAATAATCCCCTGTGCTACCAAATCCGCCGTCTTTGCGATCAGTAGCGATATCAAACAACACAGCATTAGCCACAGGCACGATTTCAGGCAAAACAACAGGTGCAATAACAAGCTGTGCAATTGCCATACCACGTAGAATAACTCTGTTATCACTACTGCCATTGTAGAGCAGTACTAGTAATTCCCCTTGGTAGTCTTGATCAATTGTTCCGGGGCAGTTCTGCACCCACACTGACTGCTTATAAGCCATTCCAGATCTTGATCTGATCTGTGCTTCATAGCCTTCTGGGATCTTAACTTTCCATCCAGTAGGAATTAGTGCGTTTTCACCAGCCTTGATAGTAATTGGCTTTGTGTTATACGCCTTAAGATCTACTCCGGAGGAGCCAATTGTTTTACGCACTGGTAAAAATGTACGATAATCGTCTTCATCTTTACCGCACCATTCAAGCTCTAATTTCAAAGTGACTCCAATGCCATCGATGCAAACTTAGCAGCAAACTTACTGGGGATTTTATGTTCATTGCCAACAGATGCAGCACAAATCCACTTGGCAACAGTAACAACATTGCCTTCTGAAAGCACAACACCGTCACGAGCAACAGTAAACTTAATGCCATTGCCATCAGTGTAGTCAAGAGACTGAGTAACTGTGATGTCACAGTTATTACTAGGTTTAATTAGTTCCATAATTTATTATACCGTAGGTAGATCTTCAAATGTTATCTTGTTAGTCAAATAACTAATGACGTCGTTCTGTAAATGTATTAGCATTTTTGATTGAATCATGTCACCTTCTGACCACATCTTGTAAACAAGTGCAGCTCCATCAGCAAAAGGCATTTCTTTATCAGTAAAAAGTTCCTGATCGGCAACGGTTGATCGTACTGAAATCTTCATAAACAACTCATTTTTGCGCCTTAATACAGTTATGGTTGCGTCTGAGTCACGGCCTATGCGAACAAGGCATTTTTCGTTGTGGATTGTTTCTACAAACATTATTTACTCTCCATGTGATATGTCTCAAATGCAGTTGTAGTACATGGAAGCACTTCTTTTAATACATTCCAGCAATCAACAGCAATGTCCCTGTGCTCTCGTTGTGTATGGCTCTCCATGCGTACACGGCAGTAATGCAGCCAATCACGCACGGTTCCCTTCATGTAGAGGCGTGTGCCGACACAGAGAGGCAATATCATCCGAGCAGACTCTAATGCTACTCCAGACTTGACAAGGTCATCGTATGCTCGTATTGCATAAAGCACTGGAGCTAACGCCTTGTTGTCCATTTCAAACTGCGTCTCTGGATCTTCAAACATGACGCTGCCCTGCCTGTTAGTTGTTCCCTTACGTCGCATTACAGGTAGGTCTAATTCAATCTTAGATGGATTAGCATAGCGCTGGCTAAATTCTTGGAAGTGAAAACTCCTATGGCGCAAGATCTGTGCCGATACAGCCCTAGATGTATAGATCTCCATGGTGACATCAACCATCTCAAATACAGACCAGTGGCCTTCCTTCATGCAGTAGTTGAGCAATCGCTCGTAGTTAGGGTTGTTTTCGTCTTCAGATGATACACGTGCAAGGTGAATCATAAACTGTTCTGCGTCGGGTTGAATATACTTAAGTGTGGCTGCCATCTCTTTACTCCTATACCCCAGACGGGACTCGAACCCGTACACCTTGCGATAACAGATTTTAAGTCTGTCGTGTCTACCGTTCCACCACCGGGGCGTGTTTTATTGTACCGTAGGTATATGTGATAATATGTATACGCAACGCGATGAAAACTTAAAAAGTCCACCCATCATGCCGATATGACATATAGGTCGAGCGAAGTAAAAGCCCCTTCACAGAGGGGCTTTTTTATTACCGCCTGAGTATGGAACTGCAAGTCCATCTCTTACTAACTGTTCATTGAGTGTGCATGGTGCCTTGTCGGTTCTCACATGGACCAACCTGCGACCATACTTGTCCGCCTTAGCTTCTACCTTGATTGAGAATTTTTCAAGCCTAGAGGCAGCATCGTCAAACCAGAACTTTGCTTCAAGGACGCACTTCTTGCCTTCCGCAGTATTTTTTTCTGGCGTGTCAATTCCATGGAGCCTGCAGTGTTGATCCACGAGCCAAATGCCAAAACCAAGATCGATATCGCAAACGAAAGTATCCCCGTCAATGACTCGCTTAAATTTGATTCCGTATTCGTACATAGTCCATTATAACCAAAAAAGACCAGTGTGGCTGACTGGTCTTCCTTGTTTGCAGAGTCCAAGTATGTCGGGCAAGAAGGGAGGGTTCTGGCCTTTCAAAGCTCACCTCTCGGTGGCGACTCCACTTTATCACAACGCTACATCCCGTAGTTGAAAGAGTATGAAAGACCTACGGGACATAGCGCGGTCCCCAGTGCGTTTACATGCATGGGGGACTCCTACTGCTGGGATCGAACCAGCGACCATTCGGTTAACAGCCGAAGGCTCTACCGCTGAGCTAAGTAGGAACATACCGTAAGTATATCCATATTAGAGCAGTGTGACAAGTAGTTCTCCGTAGGGAGATGATGTTCTCCGCTGGGAGAAATAGATGATAGAGAAGAGAAAATATAGCTGTCGGAGTCCCAAACACTCCATTGAAGGGGGGCAGGGGCTTGCCATGTGGGGGGTGGGTGTGGGTGGGGGCTACCCCCTCCTTACACTCCTTTGTATGTGGGTGTGCTACCTTTAACCAGTCCGATGTTATCGGCTCAAAACTTTACCGCTACATCCTAGCGTTCAAAACCCGGTTTTATAGCCTACTACAGGTTATATACCGGGTTTTGCTTTGCTTTGCGTTGATTCTAACGTCAAAACCCGCCAAACTATCACCTAAAACCATCACGGTTACGAAGTTTACAAACCGTTTTGCCATGTTTCAAGCCGTTGTAGCGGACACATAAACCAAAACTTTCCCTTTATCTGCTATCGGTATCATCTGGTAGCAGGTTGCCCTGCGCTAATGAAGTCATAGTGTCTTGCTACGTTTCGTAGAAGGCATCCGAGCGTTACGGACGCGGGTGTATCCACCTAAGCATGTGTATAAACTGCTATCAAGGGTGTGTATACCCTTCCTATACACAACACAAAGGGTTAGTTAGAATTATGATTACAAAGTCTGTTTTGGCCAAGTTCGTCTCATCGATGTCCACCACCGTCTCTGCTGGTCCCTTCACCTTTGACAAGGTAGAGCCTATAGCGGAGACTGCAGTGCGATTGCATGAAGCGTTCAATGCCCGTGACATCAAGGGTATCAACATCGTTGCTACCATGATTCGTCAGATGGAGGTTTCTGTGCTCACGAAGGCACAGACCAACATGTTGAATGACATGATGCTTGCGTACGGCAAGTTGGCGGATGAGGGTGTTTTGGTTACGGTTGGCGCTGTCAAGTTGGATGCGGCAGGTGAGGCTGCTGCAATGATGCGCAAGCGTAACACTGCAGCTCGCGCCAAGTAGTTATCACAATCAGGGAGTTTGGTGCATCTCCGGCAAAATGCATCGTTGGGCGAACAGGTGTTTGATCAGGGTTCGATTCCCTGACGTCCATTACCCTCACAAGGGGAACACGGGTAGTGACCTACCACTAACACAAGGAGACATTATGGTCATCCAATCAGGGGAATTCCCAGCAGGTAAGAACTTCAAGATCAACATCACGCCAAAGGGTGCTGGCATGACTGTCAAGGTTACGAACATCAAGACAGGTGGATGGGTAGAAGGTATGCACTGGTACACATCGATGTCAACATTTAAAGAGAAGATTGTAGAGATGGCATCACTACTCGGCGGTGGATATCACGACGAAGCATCGGTTCGTGCAGTAATCGGAAAGATTGTAGGGAGATAATAATGAGAACATTGAGCAAGGTAGCCGTCAAGGGCTACATCGTAATGAGTTGTATTGCATTGGCATTCGGAATGTTTGCCATATACCAACAGTCTGTCATTCAGGCAGCTGAGTTCCGTGCCCATGTGGCAGAGGAACTACTTGAGAAGTCTCAAGACAAGATCGTCAACAACGAAGTTTCACGGTAATCAGTTCAAGCCTGACTGCCGGGGTTGAATGCCCCGGCTACCTATACCTCGCAAGAGGAATACGGCTGGCAACCTACTGCTAAACACAAGGAGACAAGATGGATAACATCTTCCGCTTCAACAAGCTCGCTGGTGACAGCGACAATCAAGCAGTTATCAGCGCTGAGCTGGTATCAGCACTGCAACGTACGCTGATGAAACGCACGTTTGCTCGCAAGATGATTAATGACACACCATTCACCGATGAATGCGCCGACCACCGTGGACGGGAATGCTTTCGTGCTGCACTTGTCAGCATTGACGAAGGCAATATTTCCGATGCCTTCTGGTGGTATATGGAAGGACACCTTGAGTTCACTGTCAAGAACAGCACTTGTGTTATCTACAAGGACGAGGAGTTGTCTGATGTAGATTATAACTGCATAGCCTTGAGGTCTAAGCACACTTATACAGATGATAGTGGCCGTGAATACTACGAATGGGAAATCACTGCTCGGTGTTTCGTTACCTCAGCGTGGGGCACACAAGAAGACCACGTTGTCATCGGTCACGCTGTGACTAAACAAGAACAACCTATGTCCTTATGGACAGCAAACAAGAAGTTCAATGAAATCATTGACGAATGCAAGCGCATTAGTCACGAGGCTTTTCCACACTACAACGAGGCCGATCAGAACGGACTCGACTTTACCTATGATGAGGAGGAAACAAAATGACAGTACAGACGGCATACATCGTGACATACACCGAAGTCGATGACTACCATGAGTCTCGAACAGTTGTTAAAGTGATGGGCACAAACAAAGAGCAGGTCTTCAATGCATACATCGACATGCTTCCAAGCAAAGCGATGGCTTGGTCAATGCGTTATGACTACTGGGACAAGAAAACGCTCGATAAATTCTTGACTATTGTTCCAGATATGGACAAGCGTCCACACATCATCATTGATGAGTGTTACCCATACACATTCTGCGATGAAGATAAGGGCAAAGAAGAGTTCAAAAGGTATACGCTTGAGTTCAACTACGAAGTGGATGACCTCAGCCCTGCTGACGAACCCTTGCTTACAAGAGAGCAGAAGATAGAGTTAGAAAAACTGTTTGGCTCAAGCTGGATGCCAAGTAGACACACATCACACGAGTACAAGTTTCAAAAGGTTGCACTCGTTCCAATAGGGTAATCAAATAGGTAGAGCTGGTGCTTACCGAGGTTCGATTCCTCGGCTACCCTTTCTCCTTAGCGGAGAAGTTTGGAAAGGTAAACACAATGAATAAATTAGACTACAAAGTACAACAGTCGAACCTTGCGTCTGTTGTTAGCAACCTGATTAACATTCAGGACTCAACTAAGCGTGATCGTCGCACTCCAAGTGACATCGTCACCAGCATCACACTCATTATCTCTGCTCTCCGTAAGAACAAGAGCATTGCAGAGGCTAAGCTGTATGACCTTGAAGACAACATGTGGATGGTCAGCGCTGCTCTTGAAAGACTGCTCGGCATCGGGCTTGAACTCAAGATGATTGAGGTTGTTGAGTAATGCCACAAACACACTACGCAAGAAGGATTAAACTCGATGATGGATGGGAAGTATCTATAATCTGTAAGCATCTCATCAGTTACGGTGAGGACGAGAAGTTATTTGAATGCGCTATGGTTAACCCAGATAACTACATCGATAACGATTCTGTGACTGGCTACCTTGACTTCCATCAGGTAGCCGAATACATTCGCAAGGCTAG